AAACCTGTTCCGTAAATACCATAACCGCCCGGATTGTTATTTATGCGGTAGTAATACCTCTGGCAAGCGGCTAACTCCCCCTGGAGTGTTCCAGTAGCAGTTTGGAATGGAGTAGCAACTGAGCCTATTTCAAACTGTACGCCAGTAATTTCAAAGTAATCGTTAGCACCAGCCGTACCAGTTGGGTCAAACTCCCAACGAAAACCAGTCTGAGTAAAACCAGTTCCAAAGGTAGTCGTATAACTAAAACGCTGCCAAGAAGTTGTAAGCGTAAAGTTTTGAGTTGCTACAACCGAATAGCCTGTCCAAGAAAGTTGGTTCAAATCGGTGCTTGTTCCAGTGACTATTGATGAATTGAGAAGGCTGCTTGTTGCTGAGTAGTTAGCGCCAGCCCTAGCCCAAAATGAAAGAGTTACTGACTTTCCTAAATATCTTAGAGAATCAGCAGTCTCCATTGAATACATCAAATATAGTGGATTTGTATTTGCATCTGATGAATTTCTTTGACCGCGAATGTTGTATGTAAAGCCATTTAATCCTGCGCTTTGACGGCTAAAGGTTGCGCCACCAACGCCACGATACATCTGCCAACGGTCTGCGGTGTATTGATTTAATGCGCTAGTAGGAGTAAAGGAAGTACCTCTTTGCCAGTTATCAAAGGCTGCATTGAGAGCGCCATTACGACCAGCCACAACATTGCCAGCCCAACCTACGCCTGTGCTGGCAGAAGAGTTTGCAACGAGTGTGCTGCCATCGGCTCCCACCGGAAGGTTTGTAACCGAACCAGATCCTGTACCGACCACCAAGTCAGCCTTAGCTGTCACGGTAGCTAGTGGGATGGCGTTAGCTACGGCAAAGTTGTTTGGAGAAGCTACGACGGCTGAATCTCCGGCCACCAAAGCTGTTAAACCGGTGATAGAAGTGCCCGTAGAAGCCGTGTAATCGGTTCCTCGGACCAATCGAACGCCGTTTATGTATACTTCTTCGGCTCCGACCGTGTAGGTCAAGCTGGTCGAGAAGGAATCTGTACCAGAAAGGCTGGTTTCTCCACCTGAAGCGGTATAACGCCAGGTCTGAACGCTTACAGTTCCGGAAGGTCCAGTAGCACCAGTCGCGCCGGTTGCACCAGTAGGTCCAGTAGCTCCGACCGGTCCAGTAGCTCCGACGGGTCCAGTAGCACCAGTGGCACCAACTGCTCCATTCGAGCCAGTAGCTCCGGTTCCACCTGTTCCACCGGTTCCGCCTTGTGGTCCAGTAGCACCCGTTGGTCCGGTTGGACCAGTAGCTCCAACTGCACCGTTTGAGCCAGCGGCTCCGGTTCCACCAGTGCCTCCAGTGCCTCCAGTTACGCCTGTTGGACCAGTAGGTCCTGTCGCGCCTGTTGCACCAACTGCACCATTAGAACCAGCAGCACCAGTTCCTCCGGTACCTCCGTTTGCACCTGTAACACCAGTTGGACCAGTAGGTCCGGTAGCTCCTGTCGCGCCGACAGCGCCGTTCGATCCGGCAGCTCCTGCGGCACCGGTTCCACCGGTACCACCAGTTCCACCTTGAGGTCCAGTTGGACCTGTAACACCAGTCGGTCCGGTTGCGCCAGTTGCGCCGACAGATCCGTTTGTTCCGTTAGCTCCTGCGGGACCAGTAACACCAGTTGCACCAGTTGGACCAACAGGACCAGTGGCTCCGACAGGACCTGTAGCTCCAGTTGCACCAACGGCACCGGCAGCACCAGTTCCTCCAATTGCTCCAGTGGCTCCTGTAGCTCCAGTGGCTCCAACAGGACCTGTAGCGCCGGTGGCACCTGGTACGCCAGTTGGACCAACGCCGCCAGTTTGAGCGAAAGTGATTGAGTCAGTTCCGATGATGATGTAACCGTTGGTTCCAGTTCCGACGTTATTTTGAATCCAGTTTGTGCCAGATTGAGTTAAACCTGAAACGACATAGAGATAGTCGCCGTATTCAACTTCGCCAGCAATGGAATTGTTGTAATCGGTTGTACGAGTCAAAATGTATGGACGACCCGCAGGGTTGTTCTTTCCTGCATCGGTAACAATATAAATACCGTTTTGTGTTGCAGTGGTCTGGTTTTTAACTAAAACACGATCATTTACCGCAACGTTTACGCCGTCAATTGTTGCAATTCCGTTTGATGAACCAGTAAGTGTTGCACCAATTCCATAGCCACCGCCCGCATCGGCAGATCCAGCGGTATAAGTAGCAGAAAGATTTGCAGTTGTACCAACGCGAGCAGAAGCGTGAGCGTTATTTGATGCTAATGGACCGGTGGCTCCGGTTGCACCTGTTGGACCGGTAGCTCCGGTAGCACCAGTGGCTCCAGTCGCTCCGGAAACGCCGTTTGATCCGGCAGGACCTGTGGCTCCAGTCGCTCCGGTTGGACCAGTCTGCCCGATTGGACCGGTTGCTCCAGTTTGACCAATACCTGTGGCTCCGGTTGATCCGGTAGCACCTGTTGGACCAGTGGCTCCGATTGGACCTGTAGGTCCAGTTGCTCCTGTTGCACCTTGAGGTCCTGTAGCTCCAACTGGACCTGTAGCACCAATTCCACCAGTAGCACCAATTCCACCAGTAGCACCAATTCCACCAGTAGCACCGGTTCCGCCGGTTGCACCCGTGCCACCAGTTCCTCCAGTGCCGCCGGTTCCTCCGGTAGCGCCGACTGGACCTGTTGGTCCTGTAGGTCCTGTAGCTCCAGGGGTTAATGAGATTGTTGCAATTGTTGTATCAACTGCATCTAAACGAGCTCTGACGCTTGCCTTTGTTCCCTTAGGGAGTACTCCCAGCTCAGTTTCGATAGCATGAATCGCATCATTTGCGTTAGCATGCTGAGTGTGATGGGGAACCGTTGCGGAGTCAAGGGTATCCGTTGCCTGTGGATCGACAAATGAATCGATGCCGTTAGGATACGAAGATGTCACATTGACTCCTTAGTGTTAGGGGCGACAGAGCAGTCACGCCAGGGGTTAACGTCTTACTCTGTCGCTTTATTCTTGATCGCGTAATCGCGAAATGGTGTGTGGTGTCTTTCATCTAGCCAAAAGTCTTTTTTATGAGCCAAAATAGCGCCAGTATGCACATGAAGCGGTATTCCAAGCGAAGCTAAACGCTTTGAGAACAACAAATCTTCACCAAACCAGCGTCCGCCAATCGGACCATCCATAAACCAAGCCCAGTCTTTACCCTGGTTTTCTGTTGTCTTAGATTGTATCTCAAGCAACACGTTTCTATGGATAAGAAGGCAACCAGTGCCTGTGGCATCAACTTTAATTACTTCGTTAATTGGATAATCATCAATGTTGACAAGTCCTCGACCTGGAATCTCATTATAGATTGTTGGTACTGGTCGAAGCATATCTTCATCATCAAAAAATGCCGCAAATACAAGCGCCGACATTACCGGACGCTTATCAACGTCTGCTGCTGCAATAAGTTTATCAAAGTTTTCAAGTGTCATTCGCTCATCAGCGTCCATCATCAGTAACCATGGAGCATCTGTTTGCTCAAGATAGTTTTTAATGAGCAGATTTCGTGAGCGAGTAATCAGTCCAGAATTGGAAACCTGGACATAAGAGTCAAAACGGTCAAATCTTTGACGTGCAATATGAATCAAGTCAATGGCTAATTGAGCGTTAATCTTGCCATCGTTAATAGTTGCAATGCAAACTTTATCTTTTAGTTTCATTCCCAAGCACCCCTAGTCTCGCGAATGTGTTCGATTGCTGCAGTTTCAGCCTCGAACATCCCTTCTTCGTGCTCTTTAATCAAATCATCAAGAGCTTTTAGTCCTTTATTTGTAACCAATTCTCTTGCGGCTTGTAAACCTTCAAGAAATATAGCTTTCCCCATAATTTCCCCTTAATTATTGCGCCGAGGCGCTGACTCTACCAAAAATGATAGAGCCAGCGTCGCGACTAAGGCTACTAGAAGCCTGAAGGTGCAACTGCACCAGTTCCGCTGACTGTTGTAACAGCCTTTGCGAAGCGGTGTGCGAGTGCTGCGTATCCGTAAACCTGGAAGCGGACGGTGAGGTTCGCTGAGAGGACGTCAGGAAGTACGCGTGTCTTAACACCAGACTCGAAGAGGTAAGAATCTGAGAACTTACCGATGAGAACTGGAGCTTGGTTTGTTGATGAACCGTAGTTGAGAGGCATTGTTGCGTCAACATAAACTGGTACACCGTGGATTGTTCCAACGAGACCCTTAGAAGCACCAGGAGCGTCAACAACACCAGAAGCGTTGAATGGACCTGCAGCCTTAGGAACAATGAGTGGACGTGAAGCAGAGTCAGTCTGAGATGACAACCAGTACCAAGTACTTGGAGCCATAACGATTGCCTCTACGTCACGGTAACGGTTACGAACTACTTGGCTGATACCAGCAGCGAAAGCCTTGAGGCCGCCGACAGCTGTTGGTGTTGTTTCAGTCCATGATGTTGGGATACCGTTTGTTGTGTCTGCACCAAGGTTGATGAAGCCACGAAGTGTGCCTGATGTGCCGTCGCCGTTTCCGAGGACTGCTGTGTTGAGCTGGAGAGCATAGTCAGCCATGAGATCGCCGAAGACCATACGGTCGAGGCCACCTGAAAGTGGAGACATCTCAACGAGCTGAATCGAAACGTTCTCGTAACCAGAGATTGTGCGTACTGGTGCGTTAACGGTCGATGTAACCATGTCGCGGATTGTTGTCGCAGCATTGTCTGGGTTCTGGAACGCTGTCTTAGAACCGAGGGTAATTGCTGGAATGTTGATGGAATCTGTTCCCATTGGAAGAGCCATCTTTGTAGCCAAGTCAGCTGTTACACGAGCCGCACGAGCGAACTCTGCGTATTCGTTGATGAGCCAGATTGGTGGTACGAAATCTCCACCGGTACCGTTTGTGAGACCGATGTCACGAGTTTCGACTGCAACTTCTTGAGCGTGGCGGTTTAGGCGATCCCAAGCTTCTGGTTGGTTACGTAGCTGAGCACCGATCATGTCACGAACGAAAGAGTTTTCGCTGTGCTTGTCGTATGTCATTGCTTCGCGAGTTACAACGGCGCCGCCGAAGACAGCAACCTTTGATTCCTTGCGTGATTCTGCGATTGCAGCAGAGCGAGCTTCTACAGCTTCCTGCTTTGCAATGCGCTCATCAAGTGAAGCAACCTCATCTTGCTTTGCTTCAGCTGATGCGAGAGCTTCTGCGGTGACATCTTCTGCTGCGATGGTTGATTCAACCTCGGCAACAAGAGCGTCGCGCTGCTCCTTGAGCTTTGCTGATAGAGTCATTTTGACCCTTTCTAGTGAGTGGGCATGAATGACCGTCGGGGCTATTGCGCCGAGGGTTAACCCTTACGCTTTACGCGAAGGGAATACTGATTGAAGCGAAGAGCAAGCTTGCGCTTAGCAATTTCAAGGTCTTCGGCTTCTGCTTCAGCGCTTCGTGCGCCAATGCTTGTTGAGTCGTAAGCAGGCCAAGTTACGGCTGATACCTCGTAAAGATCAAGATCAGTCAGCGTACGTAGTCCATCTTCTTTTGTCTGTCCATCTGCACCGACTGAAAACGCGAATGACATCTTGTTGACGTCGCCGCGCTTAATGGCTGAGAAAAGTTCCTGGGCACGAGGATTTTGTGGGTCAAGATCTGCTTCCATAAGCAAACCTTGTGCATCTTCTGACAAGCGCATTGTTCCGCTTTGTGTTGATGCTAGAGGAATTCCCTCTGTGTCATGGTTAATCAAAAGAAACACCGCGTTGTCTTCTGACAGTGTGCGAGTAAAAGCTCCTGGAGCGATAACCTCGCGGAAGTTTAATCCTGTCGCTTCGCGGTTGAATGTTGCCGCATAACCAGCAATCTTAAAGTTTGCGTCTTCCTGATCTACTGCGCGAATCTCGGCATCCATTGTGATGCGCTCGGCGGTACGGATCATTGTTTTACGCTCTTCGACCATTGTCATATCGGCCTTTCTTGGGGATGGAAGTGGCTTGATGATGGTCAAATAGTTTGAGCGGTGAACGTTCACTTGATCGCTTGCAACCCAACCATTACCTGATTCTTTGTAAACGCGCACATGGAATACAGGATTATCATCAGTGGCTTCCATTGTATAGCCATCGGATGAAGAAGCTGTACCTCTTGCAGTAACTTTTTCTACGCGACCGCGTGAGCGACCGGTAGATGTTGGCCATGAAACATAAGTTCCTTCACCAACTCGAGCCGAAGAAACTCGCTCTTCTTCTGAATCATCTGGGAGGAATTCAGCAGTTTCTGGATTTGCATTGTGTGCAATCCAAGCATCTTCGCTGTCCTCATCGTCGTCAAGCATCTTTGTTGCAGGATCTGCAGCTGAGTTTTCTTCAGCGTCGTCATCTGGATCGGTAAGACCAAGAGCGTCAATCACTGGGTCAAGAGCAAGATCTGCAGCACAGATTAAATAATAAGCTT